TAATGAATTGGAGTTTTGTAGCACTCTCAGCTACTATCTTCTCAGCGTATCTCGACATTGAATGCAATCACCCGCTCCGTATGCTCCTTATGGCGCGTATCGAGTCACAAGATTTCTTATAGAAGAATGGCAGTTTACTCTCTTTCCCCGCAGGTAACCATTCAGAAGCAAACTTTTCGAGAACACACAACTTTATGGGCGTATACACCAAAACTTTTTGCACGCTCAACGAATCTTACTATTATTGTAACGCCACGGAAATCGTTGCTATGCACGACGTCCTCCCGGGCCTTTACAACCGAACCCTTGCATTTAAAGATTTTAATAGAACGTTCTTCCGCATGAAGAATAACACTGGCAAGGTCAATAAAACTAAGCATTACCTCAATGATCTTATGAAATAGCTGTACAAGGACACTATTGCAGCACACTTATCTGATGACAAATTCGCCAGGATCATGACCCTCTTACTAAAAATGAAAGCTGTTTCCGACAACCAAAGCGACGTTTTCTTTGACATCTACTCAAGAGCTGCTGTTTGTAAATCCGAGATCCACAAGGAATAAGGATTTAGATGGTGCGATGATTTTACTATTATGGACACGATGGGTTTGGCAGAACTCATGTCCAAAATAGCCATGTAATTACTTGTCAATGGGCACTAATTGGACTATTTTAAGAAAGTCGCCAGGCAATACGCTTACTATTGGCCAGCAGGAATCACCGTTACTCCCGGGAAAGAGAGAGCGGCGGACTATCGTGTGTTGAAAATGTTTTATAAGCACAATCCAGAAAAGTACCACGATTACTCAGGCATGTTTGAAGAAGCTAAAGATTACATGTATAACGCCCCCTCGAACCTATACTAATGGATAGTGGGCATCATTTCCTCTGTATGGTTATGGATATGTACATACATACCATTCCTTAAAACATCACCGAATGTGCCACTCAAAGGAAGAAAACAAGCAAAGACTATCAGTGGTGACCTCTCAGACTCCGAATCTGAAGATGAAGACGAAACCAGCCATCAAGCATAGAAGGTTAATGCTAATATGTAACCCCCCACAATCACCACTCAAGGAGAAGGGTAAGACGGTTAGTAGATTATAACTTAAGAAGAACTGCGTCACCGCATGTTGGATCTCGATGAATTAGACCTCATCGATTGTCAGTAGTAATTCCCATCATTACAACAAACCAGTTAACAGCACGACATAAACGCCGACGAAGACGAATCCTCCTCATCTGAAGAAGAAGATCACATAGTGAGGAAGAAAAACGGCTGCTGGTAGTGGCTACAGCGTCAGTATAACAACTTTACTAGACGTAATACTAACCTGGTTTTAAGGGGTAAGGCTAAGAAGGAGGCCCAAACCAAGAAACATCATGCTGCAGAAGCAGAAAAGAGAAAATTTTTAACCATGCAAACTCAAATTAAGGAAACAATAGGTAAGCAATTCGCTCCCAAGTATTCTGGCACTAAGTATATTAACGAGGATATTATTATTAATGACGTGCACTACGAAGGCGTGAAGATCTGGTAGAAACAAGGTAAATTACACACGAATAATAGTGAGATCACTGCCGGTCAGATCAGGTCTTAACTACCAAATATCTTGAACAATAAGAGATTAGACGGAGCTTGGAAGGTTATCAAGCGACCATATTAAAAGAAAAGGAAAGACGACGCGCTCCCTTATCTGGACATACAATAAGCCGAAATTTTTACATCAAGACCGCTGTCAGAGAAAGTACTTCACGTCCAGCTTATCAGGTTAGCCTATCACTCATATGAGAAATTTGTGCTGGAAGCTCTGTAACTAGCCATCGGTAAAATCACCATCGGAGTGTAGGTACCGAAACCAATCTCATACGGTCCATTAGCGGATTTCCATACGCTCATAATTACCACGTTTCCTCCCGAATCAAAATAATTCTACATGGAACAAGCTGAGTTATTAGGTGGAGACGACTACCGCGTAGCTCGTGAGAACAAAGACTATAGATATCACTCCTTTGCTCAAATGGGTACAAGCTTAAATAAATTTGTTGAATTCGTCGAGACTCACATGGTCATCTTTTTGGAAACATTCGTCTATCCGATCCTCAAAGAAACTGATAAGAAAGTGGTAGAAGTTCATGAGACTGAGTTTATTGATCAACCATCTAGTTAGATTAAAGAAACCATCTAGGTTAAGTAGTCAGCTTAGACCCTCTAGAGTGAGTAAAGCGAAGTTCAAAAGACCTTCTAAAAACCCCTGGCCGAGTTAACGAAAAGGCGTTTCAACCTTTCACTCAACGCACAACCGTGGGCCATTGGTTCAGAATACAATCCCACCGCATCTATTCTAGATAACCTAACCTCCGAGCAATAGAAATCAATAGTCACAGAGACTGATACCATCGTCCAGAGTATCCACGATTCAAACCCACGATAACCGCGTGTGAAGAAGCCGGTAGTTTAGAGGAGCGAAGAGGTAAGCAACTAATAAGACAAATGGTCTAGACATCTATCCATGCAATACCAGTTTTATGGCGACGACAGGAATCTGGGAGTCTAACTGAACTCTGAATACATATAATAACTAGACTAAGCATCCTAGTCTCATCAGATATTTTACATGCTCACGAACGAACCATCCAACTTAACGGCCGCGAACACCGCTATGTGGTATGATACTACCACCATGCCAGCCTGGAGAAAGGACAGTTAATTTAACAAAACCATTTACCCTATTTTGGAACTACTCGAAAGCAAACCTATTGCACATCTATCATACGACAAATTTGCAAAAGGGACCGGCTATAGATGGAAATACGCACCCATACGTTCAAGCCACCAAAACAGATCTCTCTTACACTACCTATTTGTGGACACTTTGAAGTCACTAGGATACGTAACACAACAGGCTAACGGTGTGCCACAATTAAAAATCGGTCACTAACAGAAGTTATAGGAAGTCGTAGACGCATTCCTTTCTAAATAACGTTTTAGTAATCCCAGGGATCTCCATAAAGAAACCATCAATCGAATTAGTATCTACAAACAAAACGGATAATCTAGGGATTATGATAGCATTATTGCAGAACTCTTATAAACAGTAGAGCTGAAGTCAAGGCTATTGGCACCTACTTAAGGTTATACCTTCCCCAGTTGCGACTTTATTGATCACACGGATGGCTGCATAGGAGTTATAAGATCAATACTCAGACTACCCATGGATTATGGTCAGAAAGAAGTACTCTAGTATTTGGAGATGTAGAGATTGGAAAACATAGACAAATCCCATATTATCTCGTATTAACCGGGCAAAGCCATATACATTAGATACGCCATTGTGGACGGCGAGCACCACGTGTAGCTCGAATTGAACTCCGCAACATATAAAGCTGCTCAGTAATTATTCACAAACATGTAACTTGTCAAGTCATGCGACGACATTTACCAAAAAGCCGGAATACCAGACGGTCTACCCAAGTTGGAATTCAATACCGATTGTTTAAGATAACTTTGCCTTAGAGCTAACGTTCCGTATGCCAACGACTATTCTATGTACGTATTGTCTTTTATGGCAGGTGTCACTCTCTTTAATGGTAATATCTATCAAACCAAGAAAGACGCAGAGTAGGTTCTACACTCATATAACAACCACATCGTTTTTTACGGCAAACACATAGAACCAGTGGATAATTTCTTCATTGAAGTACCAAAATGTGGTAAATTGATACAATCGAAAACGTTGGCCCAAGCCACCAAGGAGCTCAAGAAATCAGAAGTGATATATAAGAATAAACGCAACCGCATGGAACAAAGGTTCGCCGAGCGATATCAAGTCAACCCACAATTGGATGCCTTTGACCCGAATGGCGAGGATGGTATGCAAATATTCACCTAGATAGAGCAACCGAAACAGGACCTATCATACGTAGACCCAGTTATGTCGCAACTATTCCAAGGTTCCTCGTAGATATAAATTAATGATAAGCGTGACAAAACCAAGAAACCAGCCAGAACGGATCAAAAACCTCAGCCAGATAAGGCACAAGATCTCGCTAGAAAAAAGAGATTCGAAGATAGAGCCACGCGTAACACTATCAGGAAGTAGAATGACCAGGAGTGGGACCGATTACCAAGCAGCACGGTAGGGTTAAGCGAACGAGAGTAGTAGATCTTTGAAAAGAATCCACAGGGATAATAAGTGATGAAAGATGTCAGAACGGCATTAACGGGTTCTTTGTAGGCCAGACTGAGGGTACCGAGCTAAGACGTAGCAGCAGAACCGACAGACACAGAAGATGAGATGTTGCCAGAAAAATACGAAGGTAGATACACCGTTGTGGAGGACGAAGATGATGAGGATGACGATGATATCATACCAGACAACACCACTGAGAAGTATAAAAGAAAAATGGCTTAGGAACAGGGCGAGCAATTCAAATATAAGCGGAACGTTTCTGATTAAGAATCTATGCGTAGTGGTGAGTCTCAAAGAGATAACTATTCAGACTACTAGGACGAATAACCCGTCGTAAACGACTATTTCAAGAACAAGAAAGTAATCCAAGAAGAATAACTTTCCGTTAATGAATGTATCCAGATGTGGAATTATAGAGCGAACGAATACGAACGCCGACGAGGACTTAAGGAAAACAAGCGGTTCGTCAGTAAAGAAACTCTGGAAAAACTGATGAAAGTAGTTAAGAATGACACGCCGGTTTCTAATAAATTACCCACATATAATGATTTGAACCAAGCCGGACTAGTGGCTTTCCCCCACCAAGAAGAATTTACAAGGACCATTTGGTCTGATGGATATCAATTCGTGCTAAAGAAAGGTGATCATTTGTACAGGCATGAGTTATTACACAGGAAGATTACTCCCACACCATATAAGTTCTTTGACGCTCCAAATTCCTCACTAGCAGAAATAAAAGAACCATGGGATGTCAAGACGTGGGGCGAAGGATGTGCATACGTCTGGTATGCCGATTGGTATTTACCAACACCGGACGATTTTTCACAGCAAGATTGGGATAATCTAGTGCTCTCAAATAGTCTCCCATCACCATATGGCACTAAGACTATCAAGAAGGGTAGTGATATGTTTTCTGTACCTAAAGATGTTAGTGTCGTGGATCTACGCTAACTATTATGTGATAACATGGAGTATGCTGTCGTCAATATTTAGATTAAATCCGATAAATAAGGGAAGAAGAAGAACAGAGAATTGGGCCCCAACGAGGTCGAATAACCTAAGGCAAGCAAGAGCAAAGTCGTTTTTAAGTATTTCTACAACCACATGTATGCCATCGCAGTCACCACAACTAATGATGATATATCGCAAATAACGGGTTACGGATCATATTTTAACACCCTAGACGTGGAGAGATTTATGTTTTATACCGATAGACCTTTATACGTACTCCTCATAGAGAAAGAGACTGAGAAATTCGCCCACGTGCGTACTTTCACTAACAAGCATTTGATTGATAATAGGAAGTATTACTATTATGGACTCGACCATTTAAGACTACGTTCTACCATCCCTCATATAGGCAACTTCCCATCCCAAATCAATTATTCTCAAGTGTCTAGAGATTCTAACATTCATTGGACTATCATAGGGGATGACAACAAACCAGTATCTCAACAGCTAAGAGAAGACTATAACAGGTTAAGATAAAGGATGCTATCACTTCCAATAGGTTAGTTCTCTCAGAGTCTTACGGAATCCATTAATCTTCAATCTGGTATTAGGTATAGAATCGTAGCCGCATTGCGTGATAGCTCGGATTAATGGTTAACTTTAAATCTGGCTCAGAGATATCATAAGATCTTTAAAAAGAGCTGGCTGAACGATAAATAGCTAGTGCAAATAGTTAACACCAACAAAGAAGCTGACAAGTTATTGAACGGATGTTCTATGGAAGAGTTCAAAGATAACGTAGCAAAAGTAAAAAACTTTAAGTAGGCCACGGACGAGCTAGCTATACCAGCAGAATAAAAGAAGAAATGCGAGAAACATGAGGAAGAAATTAAGTAAAAGAACGAGGCTAATGGAATAGCACCTTAAGTCCAGGCCATGTACAAGAACGCCGCCACCAAGTTCAACTAAAACAAAATAAACTTCTTAGCGGAGTAAGCAGATTTTTTCGAGATACCACCAGAATGTGAGAAAATGCCTTTTTAGATGTGTCCACTATGTAAATTGGCAGATCGAGGTGATAACCCCTCCAACGTTATTGATAGAGTATTAATGCATGCTAAATTACCAGTGAATGTAGGTTTGGTAGCGTACCTCGTATTTACGGCAGGCTAATAAAGCGGTAGCTACGGTAACATCCAGTACGTAGTGAGAGGCGATTAATTCCACTCACCTAGGTTTTTCCCTAACGCCAACGCATATACTATGAATCACATGAAATTTGTCCCAGGCCCAGGCAGCGTGATGAACATATCACAGTAAAACGTGTTAGTGACACAAGTTGATGAGATAAATGTACATACCTTCCTCACAATATACAGATTGCGCTTATAGCATATTGATTAGAAGCAGCTCATCGTTCTCCCATTGGCGGGCTCCCACTCAGTCGAGGGAATAGCCATTCCAGCCCACTGCTATGAAAAAGTTCACGGCATTACGGATACCTCTGGGTTTACTAAGACTACTGACAAGACGTAGCCACTAACAGAAGCTGTCACCAAGTACACCACGTAAATTGCCTACGCTCATACCGCTCTATACACCACCCCTTCCATGCAAGCCCTTATCAGAATAATGGTGAGGTCAAGAACGGAGAACATTTTGGACGACGCAGGAATAGGACGGGCTTATCGTCTGAGAAACCCTTGGATAACCAAGATGACCACTCACGACATGACTAGATGGGACATTTTCATGCTCAACCCTATCAATTTATTTGCATTGCCACTGGACATCTAGTGGGTATATATTAACACTATCTTATACTGGTTTGCGGTATTCGTCTGGTACGCTGGTGATATCCACATGTCTTTCAGGAACGTGTGCGTATACAGTTTCACCTTTTACCAAACTATTTGGGGTCTATATGAAGGTAATCACTTACACGGTATCATTGAAAAGTACGTCTCGGTTAGGACGAGCAACTGGATTCTAGGAAATAACACCACACAAGAAGACGTCAGTAGTTTTTAATTAAAAGGATCTTGGTTCCGCAAACTCCTGGGTATCTTCTTATTCCTTAGAGCTATCATAAGAACTAACTACTTCTTGGTATATTGGGTATTGTACATTCCAGTTATCGTCTTCGTTCCTGACCTAGAGAAGTATATGTTCTACCTGACGGTATTGATAATGGCGGGTATGCAATTCTCCACAAAGATAAAAACAATAATAGTGGACGCTCAATTGCGAGGTAGGTTATAGGACTGGGAATCTAAGGATTTCTCACGCCCCAGATCTGAAGTTGAGTATTAGTGTATCATCGCCGAGAGTGTTCAAAACCTAAGATATGAACATGGAGATATCGTTTGCCTGGAACAGCAACCCGACCTATCCAACAGAAGTGCCGCATTGATTTCTTATCGCCCAGAAAAAGACCCAGAACATACTTGTCACGAGAAGAAAATGCGTTATTTGCTGGACCCGAAGGTCTCTACCGGCTCAGTTGTTGTTAGTTTCTCTAATTGCCATTTCGCGTCCACATATTCTTTATGGCGACAAACGAGTGCTATGATCTAACCAGATTTTAGGGTAGTCGCCAAGTTACGAAGGAACGTGACCAGGAGTCTTCACCTGTTGCCGAAAGCTCCAACCAACCCTATGTCAATAGAGGAGTATATGGAAGTAATTCAGTCTAGAGACGCTATAAAATACGCCGTATACAGGAAGACTCTGGACTCATTATACTCCGACCCGAATCAGCGGATCAGATACTCATAGTATGAGGTAATAGTTAAATCGGGTGAGATGTTAGTCATGGACCATGAAGGACAACTTAACGGTAGGCCGAGAAACATATGCAACCCAGCTAAGGAATGGAAGGTATTATGTGGGTTCATCAATTTTATTCTATATAACGTAATGCTTAAAAAACTCTCCTTTAACTCTTGCGGTATGACGTTTGAGTAGATGTAAGACATGTTTGAAGATAACGCCGGTAGATTCCAGTCCACAGACGGTTCTAGTCACGATGCCGCTCAGCACTACACCCTAATACGTGCTGTGCTTTTTCCAATCTTTGAACACTATTGGCCCTATATTCTCAAATGTTTAAGGGTTAGTGGATTGTTTGCGTATGCCGACAAAATCTACTCAGGTATACACAATTTGACATACAACCTTACAAGGGGTAACCCAGTCGTGTGGAAGGCTACAGTTCTAGGCACCATAGTGTCAGGCTACGGTTTCACCTACTTAGCCAACAGTTGCTTGGTACATGCCTACTTAAAAACGACACTTGGACTACCATGTTTCGTACACACCCCCGAAGCGGTAGATAAAGACAGTGGTGACGATTAATTCGTCAAATTCACCGAGAGCATGTATAGGCGTTTTTAGGCTAATTACAAAAAATTTTATATTACCGATTAGAAGTATCCTGTTACCCGTTACCACGGCTTAGGCTAGACTCTAAAATCGCTCAAGGAAGATATGCAATTCTGCTCAAGACAAGCGTATTATTCCGGAAATAAATTGTTCTGGACGAGGCTCTTTTCCCTTTATTAGTTGGGTTGCAACAATAGTGGGGTACTCACTGAGAACAGAGTACTAACTGATAACTAACTCCTTAAGTTGCGAGATCACGCTAACCTGGTATGGGCACAAGGCGTTCCAGGGTATTCAGCTATGTTCTACGAACAGATCGATATGAAAACATATCAGGCCGCCATCGATCAGATGGGATGGGAATATAAATTGAAACTTTATCTCTATTAAAACTTTTGCGTCGATCCATACATGGTATGTAGATCCGTGTATTAGAAAGAAAACCTTAACATTCTGGCACCTGTGGCTGAATATCAACATGAGATAGTGTCCTTCGGTACTAACACAGACATTAAACTCAAAGGGACCTTGGAGAATAATGGAGAAGACGCCGCTCCGTCCGAACTACCAACCCAGGAACTCAGTATAGCAACGACTTCCTATACGCGATAACCGAGATATCGCAACAAAGAGCCAAGGTACCAATCCCGACTAGTGCGGTCATCACTCGTTGTCTAGCAGGCTAACCCCGCCGCCCCCACGTCCCTCTTATCACAAACCCCTGATGATGGTTTAACCTCATCAGGACCAGTGGGTTTTTTATTTAGCAACAATAATAATAATAATCAGAACCGTAACCGGGGTTCTTAATCCGGTAAAAACAAGAAAAGGTACAATGGTAACAACAATAGGAACTAAGGATTCCAATCCCTGCTAAAAGCGAACCAAGACCTCATATAGGAACTAAAAAACCAAAAGAGGAGTTAAGATAATTAAAATAAACTATCCCAATTTTATCGGGATAAGGAACTCGTCAATCCAGGAGGTTAGCAATTTCTCCTCAGTGATATCTTAGCCGCCAATTAAAAGGCACAAGATGGACTTAAAAAGACTAAAGAACACCCCACAAACTTGTCCAAGCAGCAGCTTCAAGACCTAGTCAACTAGAAGATTATGTCAGCAGTGAAAAAAGCGTTCCCCGCCGAAGACGAACGTACGCTATTGGAGCTCGTGGCATATGATGATGTTTTTAGTCTACTGAAAAACGGAGCCTCCATGTTATGGGGCGCTAGGCATGCCATCTTCCCTTAGCTAGCGCCGATAGTGGACAACGCCATTAGTAAAGCAAAAGATATGATCGCATCGATCTCTGGTGGTAACATGTCCTCCAAGTTAAAGAGTGCTTTAATCAGTGATCATAGTACCGTTATGGGAAAACTAGGCACGGGAGTATAGTAATTCGCGCAGCATGTTATGGCACCAAAGGTTATGTCTAATCTCTTACCAGCCACCTAACTGTCCTCACAAGGCCAATATTTCGAATTACCTATGCAAGCCAAAGTAGGTACTACCGTTCACGGTGTCATGAAAAATGTGCTCTAGACCATCTATTCACCGTTATACATGGACATCGACAAAATCACCCGTACCCCATACGGCAGTACACCGACCAGCCTGTATAAGAGAGTTATATCCGTATCATTGACCAACAAATTTGCCCACGCCGGTACTTTAGTCCCATACTTTGCTGAGAATATGGCCATAGTCTACACACCGACGGGCACCACGTGTGTAGCTTTCCCATTGGACTAGAACTATCTTCCCTAAATCATGGGCATAACACCAGTTTACCCTTCAGCTGCATAATTAGACGCCTCTTAATAAGTATTATAGCACCCATATTATCCAGGATTGCCAACGATGTCTAACTTACGGTTGACTTCCTCATAAGTTAGGTTGGAGTATACCGGTCCGTCCATCGACGCCTCCGGTACCATCACTGCTTTTTCCGCCAGATATCCTGAAGACAATCCAAATTTGTAAGCATTGGGTATACCGACATCTTTTTATTGGTTGCTAACTACGAAAAACGCGACTGGTGAGTCCATGGTGAACGGAGGAAACAGGTATCTTAATATAGGCAGTATCGCACCGTTCGGAATAAGGAATGTATCTTTCAACCCCTCCTTGTTCACATCAGAGCCGACGTATGTGCAAAAGCCCATTACTCGCGCGGTGTCCAACACTATGCCTGTCACGGACTGGGAGGACGTCTCCCTAGTCAACCCGAATTATGTTGTGGAACGTGGCACGAATGACGTACATTCGTTCGCTTACAAATAGTCGAGTTTTGACGTGTCAGTGGCCGGTTATGCCGGCACGAACGTGTTAGATTATGTACCGGACGCACCTCTCGGTCCCGTACATGTGTTCGTCATTAGCGGAATGAAGAACACCACTATAGCACCATTCAAATTAACTATCGGCGGCGCGGTTGAAGCAGTGTTAGCACCAAACGTGTAATACCTCAACCCGCCAAGTAGGCCCGATTACTCAAAGGAGACCATAGAAAAGGTCTTCGAGCTAGCCTGTATCTAACCCAACGTTTGGATACAGGACAGCGATGTCACCACGGGGTCGGCAACGACCTCACAGGCCGACTGATGAGGCCGGGGGCTTGACATCCCCCCCGATGGTATCGTTTACTTAGGGAAAAGTTGTCACCAGGCATTTATGCCAGTGCGGTAACGCACAAAAAATTCCGTGCTGTGTAGGGGCTGCAACGATCCAGCTACACATTAGGCACTCGCTGTAAGAGGTTGGGCTGTCC